TCACGGATGTCGGCAATTGCCTTGTTGATTGAGATGTCAAAATCAGCAGACAAATCAACTGGGGTGTTGTTGACCAATAACCTGATCATATCCTTTGCGATTTGTCAGCGAATGAAAGAGTGATGTCAAGTTCTAAATTGAACATCCTATCTTGTACCGTCTTCTTCTGCTCGTAGTTGGCATTGTCAATGTTGACCGCATACAAAGTACCGTCATACATATACACCACCGGAGATTCAATCAGGTCTTTCAGCCAAACCGATTCCGTATCGTTTATCCAATTGCTGAACAGTTTGATTTTTTGGCTTGTCTCTGTGTGATAATTGGTGCGAGTTCTTGCCGATGTTTGATATCCGTATGTTGCACCAAGTGTGTATGGGTTCTGTTGGAATTGTTTCCGTGTAACTTCAAAGTTGTCTCTTCTCACCATATTAAAACGGAAGGATTCAAACCCTCCCAAACGGTTCATAAAGAAGATGTCAGTTGTTTCGTACTTACTGCATTCATCCTTTATGTTGAATCGGTATGTCTCGGATTTGGAAGTACCTCCAGCCTTCAACACCACATCAAAATAGGTTGCCCCACCGGGTATTGTCAATTGACTTCCAACGGGGATTCTCACGACCTTTGAAGATGGCAAAGAGAATGTTTGTGTACTGGCATCCGAGTAAGTAATCAAAACGCTTGTGGCATCTCCCTTTAAACAATAGAGCCAATCCTTTTGAGTTCTGTGGATGGTTCGTGTTCTCACATTGGTCAAGAACTTTGCGGATGTGGATGTGGCGAGATATTGCCCTTCAGCATAACTCACCAAATCAAAAGGATTCAATGATGCGTTCCAAACCGTGCCAGTTGCTGAAGTCAAGTCAAGGTATTCGGTGATTGTTCCTGTCGCTGAAGGTGAATACTCATAACCAAATTCAACCTCGTAATCCGTGAATGAGTTTACGCATCCGCTTGGTGATGAATCGGTGAACTCCCAATTGTTTGTCACATAAGATTCCAAGATTCGCCCGATGTTAAACACCCCTTTGTTCGTACTTCCAAAATAGATGGGTGCTTTGAGTTTAGCCACGGTAGTTGATGCGACCTTGACATCTGCAATGAACTTGAAATTGTCCTTTGTGTAGATACCACCGCTTGATTCCGTGATCACGAAGTTCGTGTCATTAAACGCTGGGTGATAACTGTTGGGTTGTTGAGTGATAGATAATGCCACGTTAAAAAATAGCGTTTAGGTTTATGCGTTCCAATTACAACATCTCGTGCAGACAAGCCACAACATAGGCATTGAATCCTTTTGTCGCTGCCTGTTCAATTCGCTTTTGTCTCTCCTTTGTTTTCTGCTTATAGAATGCGATGGTGTTCAAGAACTCAATTAATGGCATTGTGAGAATTGCATCCCACTTTGTGCGGTCTCCTTTGACAATTCTGTCAACTAATTCCAACCAACCTAACGGGCTGACGTTATCTCCTTGTTCAACTTCTCCATCTCCTTGATCAAATAGGATTGGATAGTTTTCAATAACTCTGGATAAACTGCCGAAAAAAAAAGCGCATAGGAATAGGGAAGCGGAACTTCCATTGACAGAAACAAATCGCACTTATCCTGATAGTGTGCTTGTGCGTCTTTGATGGTCTTTGACTTGCCGAAAAAATCCACCTCGTATGCAAGTAAAGCCATTATCTTGTGAAGGCTTTCAATCGTATCTCCGTTGAACACTTGCTGGAGTTCAATGAAGTGGTGACCGCAAATCTCGTTGGGTGTTTTTGCCAATCGGAAGTATCTGCCTTTATGCTTGAACATAAATTGCACAGGTCTGTTTGGAAGCTCATTCAAGAACTCCAACTTTTTAAACTCTCTTGTTAGGTCATCAATCGGCATTGATTCTACCTTGTCCATTGACCAATGGTTAACGATGGCAAGGATGTTCATTGTCCGTTCAATGTTGGACATATCACGACAAGAGTGAATCTCTTGCAGTTGGTGGATGGTTATGTTGTTCCAGTTCATATCGTTTCAATTTGTAACGGTTTAAGCAAAAAAGAATGTTCCAGGTCTATTGTGTTTTTTGCAATCGTTGGCAAGTGCAAGGGAGTTGACTGCGTCATCGTGAAGACCTGATGGTGCTGTATATCTAACCCCATTACGGGTGTATTCAAATTCAAAGTTTTCCAATTCCCCACCATAGGGATTTTCGGGAAATCTTATGTTGTTGCCTTGAATCTCCATCACCAAACTTTCAATCAGTTGTTGTTTGCTTTGGCTTGTGTACTTGAATCCAAATATCTTTGGCAACACCTTTTGCAAATCTTCCACGATTGGATCACCCAAACCCGTTGCGTCTATATAGGCTGGTGTTTTTCCAACAACTGAAATGATTTTGTTCTTGGTTTGTGTCCAATCGGCTTGAAATCTGTCAGTATAACACACACGATTCTCGTTATCCAATCCCGTTATCACTGTCCAATCCGTATATTTTGCAAGGTCAATCCCAAATGCTACTGGTGCTTTGTTGCTTAATGGTGCTATGCATCGGTGAATGGCATCAATTCCGAATGGGTTCGTCTTGTCATCGGCTGGTTCTGCCAAATACAACTCGTTGAAAACGTGAAGTGGGAGATCTCGTTTGGCTTGTTCAACCTCCTCAAGTTTGAGAATCCCTTCCTTCACCGCATCATATGCAGTTATCTTAAAATATCTGTAGTCACTCTCACCGCTTCTCGCCCTTTCCCCTAACTTGTAGAACCAATTCTTTTTCCCTTTGACGTTTCCAATCAGTTTGCACTTGCCTTGTGTTGCAGTTAGGGTTGAACGCATAGCATACCAACTCTCCTCACGCATACGAGATGCCTCATCAATCACGGCAGCGTAGACATCATCCCCATACAAGTTGTCCGGCTTCTCACCTGATTTGAATTCAATCCTTGCACCTGTTGGAAGCGTCAACAATAGTTTGGTTTCATTACTGATAAAGAAGTTCTTATCCGTGACTTGTGACTTCATCCTTCGGAATGCAATCTCCGCTTGTTGGTATACCGGTGCAACCCACCACACCGATTGATTGTCCTTGCATTTTAACGCTTGTTCAAATAACCATATGATGTGAGATGCCGTCTTGCCCGTCTTTGTACTCGCAGCAGTAATGGTAAAACGAGCATCACAATCAAGGATGTCTTTTTGGTAACTCGTGACATATGGTCTTTGATAGGTTATTTGCATAAACTTTGATAAACACTTAATCGTGTTAGGTTGTGCAGTTCAAGGTTGTGGTAGGTCTCACAATAGATGCGATTTGATTCGCCCATTGACCGTCTCACAGAATGACCAGCATCAATCAGTTTCTCAATGGATGCCTTCCAGTTGTTTTGGGTTGCAAAGATCACACCATCATTTCCGGTATGGTATAAGTATGGGTAGACCGCTGAACAGATAATGGGGATAGAATAGGCAGCGGCTTCCACAATCTTCAACTCCGATTTGCAGTTGTTGAAGTGGTTGTCCTGAAGGGGTGCAAGTACGAAATCAAAGTGCTTGTATACCTCACCGTATTCAAATACCGAAGTGCCTTGAACGATGTTGGCTTTGGGAATCAGTTTTACGATGTTGTTCCAATGATCACTCGGAGTGTATCCGCAAATGTAGAAATCCACATCCATTGAATTGATGTCATCGGCAATGAGCTTCAAATCCTCCTCGTGTGTGATTCCACCAACCCATCCTATTTTCACTCTCTCGTTCTTCTCCTTTGGTTGCTTCCATTGGTTGTGAGATGTATCCAAACAGTTTGGCACAATGTAGACATTCTCGTTGATTGTCCTCACTTCATTGGCGAGTTTTTGAGTTGTGCAGAATACGGCATCGGCATAGTTGATGGCATCTTTGATTGAGTTCTTGATTCCTTTGCGATAGGCCCAATATGCGGGGTTGTATTTCGGCAGTACCCAATAATCATCCACATCAATCACATAAGGCTTCCCGGCATCCGTGATGCGTTTAAGAACATCGTACTGATTCTTTCCAAGCCATCGTGAGAAAACAATCACATCGTAGGGTGCAAGGTCAACCGTCATCCATTCGGCTTGTGATTGGCAGACATCAACCACCGCTTCTCCGTTTATTTGCATTCTCAAATGTGGTGCGTAGATGCGATGGTAAACCACACCATTGATTCCGTCTGTTAGTATTAATAGTTTCATAGGGTATTAAGTAAGTAATTAAAGCCTTGATTCGTTACATAGTCAAAGCCATTGTTTACGGGAATTACATTTGGTGAGTGAACGCATACCTCAAGCAATCGTTTTACCTTCATTTGCTCTGCGATTGCGTAGGTGCTTGACTGATTCCCAATGAACGCCTTGCAACTGCCGACAATGGTTGCCAACATCAAAGCATCCTGACATTTCAAGAGTTCACAATCCAACTGCCATCTCTCCGTGAATGCGATGTATTCGGATTCGTAGCCAAAGAAAACGCACTTGTGTTCCTTGAGTGGGAAATAGTTGATGTCGTGATTGCGATAACGAGCAGAGAAGTTCAAAAGAACCTTGTCGGCAAAGTATGGAATCGGTTTACTCGCTTCAATGCAAGGTTCGTGAAGGTCTGTTATCAATTCAGGATACACAAGGAAGTGATTCCGTCTCAAATCACCAGCAGACAGATTTAATCCGTGATGCCTGAACTTATCAAAGTCATAACCCATATCAATGTGCGAGTGCATCTCAACCTTTCGGATGTACGACTGATGCTCAAGCAATGGTTTGATATATTCGTATGAGTTTAAGTTCATACAGTATCCACCGCTTGGATGACCGGAAACAGTATTCTGCTCACGGAATCCGATGTGGAAATCCACCGCACCGTGTAACTCTGCAACTCGCTTTGTTGCCGTGAGTGAATAGATCAAATCACCAAGATGTCCGGATTGAATTACTCTCATAGTTCTTGCAGTATTTGTTTGACCTCCAAATAAAACATCAACTCATTGCGATTCTCCCAAGTTTTATGAGACAACGCCTCAATGATTTGGTCAACTGCAACCAATGAGCAATCCTTAACCGTCAAAGAGTTGTTGAACGATTCTTTGATTTCTTGTGCCTTGTCTTGTGATGTCATTCGTTCGGGGTTACTGGGATAGGCATCCAATATGCCACATCAATAATTGCATTGCTGTACTCCTCAACCCAAAGGTCATCAAAGTACCTTGCCAAAGTTATTCTCCCATCCGTTGTTGCTACCAACTGGATGTCTTCATCTTGTGGTGGTAGTTTGTCATCACCTCTCCAACTTGCTCTCATCTAAATTCAAAGTTATTGTGAAATTTTTGCTTTCAATAGTTTGGTCAATTGTTTCTTTTGGTTTGCCTTGTGATCGTGTTAACAACATCTCCAAGTTAAACAGAGAATTGTTGTTGTGACCTTTCAGCAATGCACCGGCAATTGTTCTTTCCATTATTGTGTACTCATCGCCCTTGTCTATCTTCTCCAGTTCTTTCCGTGAAAGTGTCAGCATTGCCAACATCGTATCTTCCACCTGTGATTTGGTATAGCCAATGTCCTTCATTAAGGTGACAAGCTTCTTTGGTCTGCCGTTTGGATTTAACACTTCGCCCTTGTCGGGTTTGGTCAAAGTTCCTCCATTTCTTCCTGGTACTTGAGTTGCCATTTTTACGAATTAATTACACATTTATTTTGCCATTGACAATCTTTGTTCGTGAATAGATTTCAACCACTCCTTGTATTGTTTGTTATCTCCAAACTTGATGTGATCCTCACGACATAATGCCATCAGGTTTTCAATGTTATCTGCTTCTTTGCTCCCTCCCATTCCTCTCGCTTCAAGGTGATGGATGTCAATTGCTTTCTTCCCACACA